ATATAGTTAGAGTATTCTGGGTCTAATGGCTTGTGTTCCTCGATACGACTGGTGCGCTCTGTCCACAAACGCCTGAATGTCATTGGGCCGCAGAGGCCATCGCCTGTTATGTTATGGCTTTTCTGCCACTTCTTAATAGCTCTTACTAATTTATCGTCGAAGTATTTTTCACCGAACCACGAAGGCTCCCAGCCTAATTTTTTAGCTGATGCCTCATTGTAAAAGTGTTTGTCCATTTAGTAAGTGCCCCATTTACTCGATCTTTCCCACGACGTAATTGTCTAAGATGACATTATAAATAGATCCGCCAACCTTTATCTCCTCGATCATTGACCGGTCGACAACCAGCTTTGTGAGATCAGGCAGCTTAAATCTCACATCTTCCGCGGCTTGGAGAACCGTGACCTCCAAATATCTTTCTTCTTCTGGCTTATAGTCTTCCGGTAGCATGATCAGGGATTCCGTCGCTGCTTTCTTTACCGGTATCTCAATCAGAATGTATCTATTAACTGGGTTAAACATTGCCTATCTCTCTTTCTAAAACGTTGCTGTGTTGTTTATATTGTTTCTCGGACATGAATACTTCAGTGCGGCGTGCACAGTTTTTGCAGTTCATTGTAACGTGATAATTGTTACCAGTGGTGGTCTGTCCGTCACCGACCGGATGGAAATAGCATGTCTTATGTCCGAGTGCACTACATATTTTTTTTAGTTCGCTTTTTTCTATTAAATGGTTAAAATTCATTTTTCTCTCATTAAATGGTGCACGTATCGGTTGTACAGAACTTTGTTCCTTCTCCTGCCTGATCGGTGTCAATGCGTTGGATTTGAACTACTTTCTTTATTCTTTCTTCGTACTCTTCTTTCGTTATTGGTTCATACGGAGCTTGTTTATATCCGGTTTCCTGATACTTGAGGAACGAGACTGCTTTAAGTCTTGTCTCGTATAACTCAAGAGCACTTTTAATCTGGTTTTCTTCATCGCCTTTGAACGTGATAGTAACAGACACGGCGTTATCGGCCCAATAATGTTGATACTGGGCTGCAATTTCAAGTTGTTCCCACATTGAGACATCCCGCTTTCCTTTGTAGAAATACGGTTCTTTGACAGGAAATTCGACACAAATAGTATTCGGAGAATATTCATCATCCTCCATAGTATAACCTGCTTCTCTGATACTGTCAAGTAACTTTGAATCTTTTGAGAACCTGATACGTCTAATATAATATTCATCCTCTGGGAAGTGGATGCCAGGAGTAGAGCCGTTCAACAACGACACGGTACCTGACGGCTTGATAGAGGTTGTTCTGATCGACTTCGGAACACACAACCAATCTGAATATTCTTTATCAAGTACTTGAACGTGCTCATAGGCGTCATCACTCCACTTCATCATATTGCGGCGGCCGTGTTTGTTAAACGCCTGAACTATGCCAGACTGTGAGAGTCCAATCCGCCGGTTCTTGAGCATTATCGCGTTGGTCTCGGGCCAGTGGGTGTTAATCAGAGTGACGGTCTTTCCGTATAGATACGCGCACTTAAGAGTTTTTAGATAGTCTTCGTAGGTCTCGTGCTTTGCAGGGAATGTCTCTACCAGACAACAGCACTCACCATCGTGAAGCTGTTGCTCGGAGCAGGGGTTGAATCCAGCTACATTGATGTCGTCAAAGCGGTCATCGTCTTTAAACCTTCCCTTAGTCTGAGCATTCTTCAACCAGATATAGCCTGGTTCACCGTTTTTCTTGCTCTGTTCTGCATGCCAGGTGTAATCCATCCCAACCACCGCATTGAAGGAGTTGTTGGAACCCCACCGGTGATGGTATAGTTTTTCCTGATCGTTCTTCATCTCAAGATAACGCTTGTCATCGTAGTTTCCCATTGCAAGCGCCGCCGAACGTCGAACATTTCCAGCAACCACACACCGACCAATGAGGTTTTCTGTGTCAACGATATCGACTGATGAGATAGGCTCTCCAATTTTAGAGGCGAATAACTCTGTCAAGTTTTCGTGTAATTCCAGCAGTGGGCCATGGCCAGATGCAGTCCCACCGAACCCATTGATTTTAGCGCCGGCTGGCCGGATGGCTGTGTAGTCAAACTTCGGTATTTTACCACCCAAGAAGAAGCCGTCAAGAAGTGTGTGAACCGAATTGACCCACCCTTCACGACTGTCGTCGATTACAAGGGTATCCCCTATATATTCTGGCTCTTTAATAGTGAGGGAGTTCGCTCCAAGAGTATCGAAACCGACACCGATGCCAACCATAAGGGCGTCCATCATCCAAGCGAACAAATATCCGCCCTTAGTAGCAAGTTCTTTGGTTGAACGAAAGGCGCAGTTAAACAATGCAGCTCCAGTCTTTTCTTCCACAAACTTTGTCCCCATCATCCATAGGCCGCGGCCAGGAGGCGTCCATTTTAAGTTGAATAAGCGGTCGTATGCGTCTTTGGCAGTCGCCTGTGCCTTCTGGTCATTCCAGCACAGCCCTAACATAACTACATGCTGCTTCTGGACATTAAACATCCCCTCGATCACACGGCGGCAAGTCTGGTGCCATTCTTCAGTACCAGTCGCTTGCGGGTCAAATTCACTCAGCCGTCTTGAGTATGTACGCTTATATGTAATATATCCGATCGGTCCCCAAGGTACCTTCGCTGCCTTATACGGTTCAATAAACGTATCGGATAATCTGAATCTGCGTATGTTTTCAATAGTTCTCATTATGTTTATTTCCTTTTTCTAAACTTTTCGTATTTATTCTGTAGCAAACCCCTTTGTGCTTTGGACGTCAGGGTGACGGGGTTTAATGGTATCATTCCTGGTGGACCTATCGGTGTCAGCTTTGGCATTATCTTGATATTCACACACGATGTATCCATAAATAGGTCGTATATCATGCCATCTGGCCCATTTCTATTCTTTGCTATGAAAATCTTGCCTAAATTACTTTGCTTGTCTTCAATACTACGGGATACCGAGAAAATGAAGTCTGCCACGAAGCATTTGTTGAACGCCTCCGAAATCTGTTCCATCGTAATTACCTCTGCGTTAAGGCCCGAACGATTGGTTTGTGAAGCCGTCCATACTGGGCATGCAAACTCTGTTGATATCCCACGTAGCTCTTCATAGATAGATTCCAGTTCTGTTCTCTTTTCTTTACGGACCACAACCGGCCTTAACAGATCGGCATAATCCACAATTATCATATCAGGTTTTATCCCTCTCTTTAACAACTTTGTTAAATGAGTTTTAATAGTTGCAGTTGAGGCCGACTTAGTTGGGTATTCTTTAATGATTAACTTGCCGCCTATGTTTTTAACCATCTCATAGATCTCGTCCTTGAAATTTGGCAAGTCATTAAGGGGATAACCGGTTAAACAACTATCATAACGTCCTGCGATGACGGTAGATTGAAGCTCCATTGTATAGTGAACCACTACTTTGTCTGCTTTGAGTCCCTCTGCTCCGAGATGAACCAAAACCATACTTTTTCCGGCACCAGTAGGGGCGATTACAACGCCCAACTCACTTTTGCCCAATCCTCCCCCACAAATGCTATCCATTTCCTTCCAACCGGTCGTGACTGGGCGCCTGAACTTCGGGATGAAACGCTCTTCGAAGTCAACAAGGTAATCATAACCAAAGTTGTTGTCTGAACCAAGTCTTAACGAGTTGTTGATAACACTTGATATCTCATCGAATGAACATGTTTGGAGCAACCCAACGGATTTCAACATCGCTTCTTTGAGATTTTGCTTTCGGCAAAAATCAAGGGACTGCTCTTTAATATATTCCCTGTCTGCAAGCTCATTCTTTATTATTCTCCCGAAGTATTCTCTCACTTGTGTGCGTGATACCTCATCTTCATTATCAAGATCCGTACGGAGGATAGTGATAATAGCTTCTGCGGAGGGGTGCTTACTATATCTGTCTCGATATTTTATAATCTTATCAACAAACACGCGAAGGTATTCAAGTTCCAGAAAATTTATATCTAGCACTTCGGTAATCTGATCCGCAAAGGGGCGTTCTTCATAAATGAGTTGAACGAGACCCTCTTGAAATGATTTACCGTAGCGCGAAAAACTTGCTTTTTCAGACAAGTATCACCTCACGTTTTGTTTCTATAAGTATAACGGTTCCAGCCGTAAAGTCAAACATTTTAAGTTGCAGAGTTGATTTTGTTTAAGTGAAGTTCAAGGTCTTTCCAATTCAATTCTCCGAATCCGTCGTCTCTCATATTTTTCATTATTTCTATCTTATTGAAAACACACTCAAAGTTCTCAACTGCATTCTGAACGAAGTCTTTTGACTGCACTGATAGCATCGGAGAATAAAGTTGCATCATTTTATAGTTATGTTCAATTACCTCTTGGCCTTCAATAATATTCTTATGAAATTTTAACTTTGACCCTGTGTTTTCACAATATTCTATCACGTCATCGATCGTGTAGTCTTTGTCAGAACCCAAGAAACTCAACCGTTTCTCGATCGTTTTGAAGCCCACTCCACTGATACCAGGTAGGTTGTCCGAAGAGTCACCGATCAATGCTCTCGCAAGCGCCATATTTCGGGGATGTACACCGAGTTCCTCAATGATCTTTTTCTTGTTATAGACTGCCTTCTTGACAGGACGAAATACAACTGTTTCATCATCACACAGTTGATAAAAGTCCTGATCGTTTGATATGATCACTTTCTGCCATCCCTTGTAGTATGATAGATGAGTGAGGTGTGCGATTACATCGTCTGCTTCTACCTCTGGAAGTATTATCTGAATGATGGGCATTTCATTCAGATACTCCATCAGGCGCATTTGCTGCCATACCTTGTTCTTCATTTCCTCATCTTCTGTGAGGTTTTTAACACTCCGGTTGAGTCGGATTGGCTTGCGGCCGGCTTTGTAGTTCTTATTAATGGCCTTACGCTTCTGAGAACCGTTTGGGCCGTCCCAGATGAATACGATCTCATCGGGTTTTGTCTCTCTCACTAACTTTTGAAGGATCTTTAGTGTTCCCTTGATCCCACCACACGGGTTGCCCCCCATTGTTAGGCTGGGATCCATAATATACGCTCTAATAAACATATTCAGACTGTCTATTAATAAGACTCTTTTCATTTTATCGCTCATTCAACACCTCTACTCTCCATAGCTTTTCGCTATATTCTCTTAACTTACCCTCGACATAAATTTGATGCTTATCACCAAAAAATCTACTGTCCATATCGATCTTTTTATTGTACAAGCCAACACACATCTCTGTTGATAAGATCGTGTTATAACCCTCATCAACATCGTTTATGTCACAGGTCACCTTGACTAGATCACCGGCTTTATATACTACTGCTCTCATTGAATCCTATAACTCCCTGCGACCTTATTGTCAATAGTATAAACGACTTTTCTTATTCCAACATGTTTCATTGCCGCGTGGCACATGGGGCAAGGCTTTGATATCTTGTATTTTCCTGCCTTCCCTATTCTCGCGATATAGACCGTCGCGCCCTCAGTGACACTCCTGTCAACGCCTAATATCGCACCGAGTTCTGCATGAAGTGTACTGATACCATTGTGTTCATGTTGAAAGCGAGAACCAAAGGAACAGTAACCGTTCTTATTTGTCGATACATTCCGCACACTACCTTTTATAAGGACGGCGCCATGGCGGTAGTCTGGTAGAGTGCTCTGTTGGGCTGCCTGACGGGCGAGGTTCATATACCTCTTTACCTTCCCGCTGTATGCATGAAATTTGGTAGCACTATATGACGATTCGTATTCTTTTGCTTCTGGTGGCATAAACCCTCCTACAAGCTTATATATCTAATATAGCACAGCGAGGGCTGCCTGTCAAGCGGTTACTTAGAGTCGTTATAGAAGTCTTCTGCTTTGCCTACTCGCTTATCAAACTTTTGAACCACTTCTTCATCCATTAACTGGACAATCTTATTTCGGAATTCTTCATCAGCCTTGATAATCTCAGACCACCTGGATGGTTGAAACTTCTTTGTATATCCATCAGGCATTTCTAACGTGTACCATGAGCCAGCACTTTTCATGTACTCTGAACTCTTAACTGCATCAAACCACGATTCTTCGTCATTGATACCCACGTCCTCTGTGCCCCATAAAATGCGGAAGGCACAGTTTCGACCCTGGGTACCAAAGCGCGACTTCTCGATCTTTGCTTTAACCTCTGAGCCGATCCGGAAGCCCTTCTCGTCTTCAACAAACGCTGCCTTTGCCTTGCGGCCAGTTAACCAGATCCGCAGTGAATACGAATAGTGGAGGGCTTTCCCGCCAGGAGTCATATAGGGGGTTGTCATCGCGATGATACGTGCGTTCGGTCCACTTGGGATATTTGTCTTCAACTGGTTGAGAACGAGCAGTGTTGCTTGTTTATCTGCAATGGGGATGACCAGCTTGGACATACCCTTCGCTAAAATGCGCGCTTTCACTGCCATCGAAGATTGCGGATTGAAGTCTCCTTCAACGTCGGACACTGACGGTGTGAATGCTAACGAATCCCAGATAAACAAGAGCTGATCTTCCGATGCTCCCAGCAACTCTTCAATTGTCTCAAGCACGAACTCCACAGAGGTTGCCTGGATATACATTAGGCGGCCTAGGTCGCATCCTGCGCGCTCCAAGAAGTCAGGGTCGATGGCTGACTCTGAATCAAAGTAAACGACAATCTTGCCCTGTTTCTGGGCGTTTGCAGCAATCTGTGCCGCCATGTACGACTTGCCTGTAGAGGTTAAGCCGGCTAGTTCAGACACTTTACCAACGGGAATGCCGGCTACCTGTCCCTTACAGACAATACTATCGAGCCAGCGCGATCCTGTGGAGATCCATTCTTTAACCTCGGTTGGGTTCTCACCAGTTAGGTCGTGTGCGACATGTCTGCCGGCCTTCTTATTAACAAGATTCATTAGGTCTTGCATTGATACTCGGCCGGCTTTGGTTTCTTTTGCTTTTTTAGCCATTTAAGCTCCCTATTTCTCTATTACAATGATGTATTCTATGTTTTTCTTTTTCTCGGCGTTCTTTGCGTCTTTACCGCCGGCGCCCATGCGACTCATAAGGTGGCGTGAATGTTCTTTTTCGTGAATGGTAAAGCTTTTATACCTTGCGCCCATCTCTCTCATTTGATCAAAGGTTATCAAACCTTCGTCACTGTAAGAAAACACCACATATTTAACAGGGAGCCTATCGACCAGCTTTAAAGTCGCATCATATGCAGTCTTCTTGCTGTACCATGGGCTTATCATCTCTTTGTCGTGCGTCTCTTTCTTCTTCTTAACGCGGTCAAGGCGCCTGTTAGTTTTAAGAGAGACCTCTGGCTTATCCCATCGAGCAATGCTGTCCCAAATATGATAGTATGTCGAATAGTCTGCCGGCGTATATGGTGGGTCTAAGTAAGCAACCTCCGCCTTTGGATACTCTATCTTTAGCGCATCGCCCGATATGTGGGTACCGGTGGGGCCGGGGAACGACGGTAGTAGTTTGAGTTCAATCGGAGTGTCTACCCTTGGTGACTTCCAACCTTTTAAATATGCCTGCTGGAGACCACATGTATTATCAACCTTATCGAGAGTGAATATCAGGGAAGCTACAAGGGCCATCTTGTCTGTGTGCGACAAGTTGTACTCTTCGATCTTGTCGCGTATTGCGTCGGCTTTTGCGCCATTGTGCCTCTTCCACACTTGGATAAGCACATCCTCTTCAACTTCTTTTGTTCCTACTTTCTTCTTCTTTCCGTCGTCGTTTTCTTCATAGACTGGCTTGGTCGACTTGAAAGTGATATTGGCATCACAATAGTTATTTGTGATCCATCCGGGGCTGGGTGCGAGAGCGTTTAGTTTATCAATGTATGGTTGCAGGTGGCTCATATCACCATTATTGCATACCATCGCATGGCTATAGGCTTCTGACGCCCAAGATAGGTCACTGGTAGTAACTGTATAACCAAGCGATTTAAACGCTTGTGCCACACGAGTGGTCCCGGTGAACACATCAATTAGTGTCTTTTCTTCCAAATCTAGAGATTCGATCACCTCTGTGATGAGTGGAATAAGCTTATTCTTACTTCCGAGGTATCGGACACCCTTTGTTTCAATTTTGGTTGTCATGCAAGCAGTTTCCTCATAAAGCGCTTAAATCTGCTCAAGTCGGGGGTCGGGTCAAAGATCACATGCACTGGCAATTTTTTCCTTTCCACCTCGTCTGCGAATAGACGATATTCATTCACGCTTTCACATATCGGCCCCTGAAAAAGATAGACTAACGGATATTCGACTCCATAGATACCATCCTCGATTTTGAAGAGATCGTAAAAAACCTTTTCCTCAGTCGTTCCGTGGGCGCCGGAATACTTCGATTCGATGATACCGGCTTTGTTATTTTTTGGATTCACAACGAGGCCGTCAGTAAGAAAATTGTTTGTGCGTTTTTCTTTTGCTTGGATATACTTTTTCGGCTTGGGTAGTCTAACAGTACCTTCGTATTGGTGCTTGCTTTGACCTTTAAAGTGTTCTTTCTTGTGCAGACGACGGTAGCCTATCTGCTCCAGTGCGTCGGCCATTTTAACTTCGCTTCTCTCTCCAGAGAGAGAGGCTCCGTGATTGTGGTTCTTACTCATTCTTCCCTCCTTGGGATGCTATTAGCATAACACCCCGTTCCCGGGGTGTCAAGTTATTCTTTAAGAGGTACTATTCTTTGTTTCTTGGATGTGAAGGCGCAAGTCTTGAGCATCTGTCTTGATCTCTTGCATAACCTTACGGACACGTGTCCCGGCGGCGTTGTTGCCATCCTCATAAAACTTATCGTAATCCGACCGGATACACTCAAGTCTTGTAATCATCTCTTCTAGAATGTTAATTCCATCTACCATTTTTTCTCTCCTTGTTTATTGTTTAAAAATGCGGCACCCAATTTCAGCCGGGGTGCCAGCGGCTTTTTATTGCACTACTCTGCTGCAGTGTCTTCTACGGTTGCAGCCGTATCGCCTGCAGTGTCATCTTCTTTGTCGTCGCAAGCGCTAAGCGCCATTACGACAAAGATCGGTAAGATAAACTTCATTATTTTCTCCTCTTGTGAAAGTCTTAAAATGCGGCAGACTTTTAACCGGTCTGCCAGCGGCTTTTTACACTACTCTGTCGCGGTGGTAGTGGTCGTGGTACCAGTCGTGGTTGTGGTCTCTGGCGAGGCCACCGTTTCAACTGGCGTTGTGGTTGTCGTTGCAGAAACTTTTACAGCGTCTGTTCCGCCGTTTGTGTTTGTTGAAACGGCTCCCGGATCAACTGAACAAGTTCCGTATGCTGTTGCGACGACCAATACGCCACCCACCACACTAAGTTGGACCTTCCATTTGGCCCATAACGATTTTAACAATTCCATAACATCTCCTTTTCGTATAGAATAATGCGGCAGACTTTTAACCGGTCTGCCAGCGGCTTCAAACTAACCTATCTATAGTGTTATTTGTTGGACATTAGTTCGTCAAACGCTCGGTCCACATCATTTTTCTTGCCACTGCTATAATGTGTTGTTTCCGTCGAGCGGGACTCGGCGCTTCCATCGCCGGCTAATTGTTCATCCAAGATTGCGTTGATTTGCTCTGGGGTTTGACGCTCAAAAAGAGAGTCAATATCTGGCATGCTGTCAAGGAGGGCAGCGATAGCATCCCGGTCTTCCAAGAGCGGGGAAGTATTTCGGCGCATCTTTAGGTTTGTTTGAGGGTAGGCACCAGCCTGGGTGGGCTTGGTGTATGTGAGGGCGATGTCAGTGCCTTCAAGAGTATCGGTGATATCACCGTAGTCGGGATCTAGAATGTATCCCAGAAGGTTCTCGTAGGCACGCTTACCATAGCCGTAGACCTTGATTCCTTCGTCTTCTCGTCCTCGCACCACTACTGGTGAGAAGAACCGGTTTCGGACAAAG